AGAACTCGACAAGTTGAGATGTACGCAGACGCTGATGATAACTTTAGCTATGACTTATACTGGGACAACAAAATAAAAGAATTAGAACGAATATTAGAAAAAATATGATAAACAAAATTAAAGACAACTTAGAGCTAAGGCTCGAAGTTCTTGAAAAAGAAGATGAGAATATAGAGACTTTGAGCAGAAGAGCAGAGCTAATCGAAACACTACTAACTATTAATAAAATAGAGCAAGAAAATGGTATTTGAAAAACAAATAAGCCCAGGACTCAGAAACATTTTAAAGGCGTGCACAACCGTTCAGCAACGCCAAGACTTAGCGAGCCAAAACGAAATGTCAATGCACACTTTGAACGCGTTGATCAATGGGCAACGGTCTGTAACAGACGGCACAAAACAAGTTTTAATAGACCTTGTTGGCCTATCCTTAACCAACGCAAAATCGTTTAATTTATCCTTAACAAAATATTATTTACAATTAATTTAAAAAAAACATGTCAATTACAGCAACAACGAACAGCACAAAAAAGAACTTTGAACCAATCCCAGCAGGCTCATATGCGGCCCGCTGCTATTCAATGATTGAAATGGGCACTAATCAAGAAACCTATCAGGGACTCGATAAGATGGTCAACAAGGTGCGTATCACATGGGAGCTACCCACAGAAACGCAAGTTTTTAAAGAAGAAAAAGGCCCTGAGCCGAGAATAATCTCCAAAGATTTTTCATTGAGTATGCACGAAAAAGCAAACCTACGCGGCTTTCTTGAGTCGTGGCGTGGTAAGTCATTTACGGATAACGAAGCGAAATCGTTTGATGTGACCACACTATTAGGCGTGCCGTGCCTTCTTAGTATAACGCATAAGACGGCGACGAATGGCAACACATATGCAAATATATCAAGTGTGTCATTACTTCCAAAAGGTATGGAATGCCCTGAAATGGTAAACGAACGCCAAGAGCTATCATTTGACAATTTCAAAAAGGAATTGTTCGAAAGTCTGCCTGATTTTATAAAGGAGAAAATACAAACATCTCAAGAATATCAATCTTTAATCAACCAAACAGATGAAGATGTACCATTTTAAAGAAATCGCAATACAAGCAATACAAGGGGCTACTGACCCCTTGATTGCCTATGCAGAGCTCAAAGCATACAAACAAGAAATTGATGAAGCATTGAAAGAGTTAGAGCCCGCCGCTTTAGACGAAAGCGAAAAGTATGGCAAGTCATTCGAGTTGCACGGGATAAGGTTTGAACGCCGAAACGGTGCAATAAGATATGATTTTAAACACCTGTATAAATGGCAAGAGCTAAACACGGAGCTAAAAAACTTTGAAAAGAGCAGCAAACACGCCCTATCCGCCTTAAAGTATGGTGGTAACTATATTGATGAAAACGGGGAGGAAATACCTGTCCCCAAGGTTTTGTATAGCAAAGACAGCTTAGTTGTACGATGAGACCCCCACTTGTAGAGCTATTGGACTGGGTAAGGGAAAATATGCCAATGGAGATTGATGTGTGTTTATCCTTAGAGATGAAACTAAAAGAAATGATAAGAAATGATAAGAGAGAGGATAAAAAAAAGAGCTGAATTAATAGCAAAAATGGAGGAGCTGCAAAAAATAGACTTAATAGCTATTGGAGAGTATCAGCATGAAACATTAGGGAAAGAAATGATATTAAAAGGAGTTTTAAAATGTACTAGACGAGATTTCGATAGCGTTTTTTGGCGGCACAAAGCCAGCGGCAAAGTTAATCAGATTTCAAAAAATGTGCAAATAAGACAAATGTATTTTTATTTGTGTAAAACCCTGACAAAAATGTCACTTTCTGAAATAGGCACAATTCCAAAAGACAACACCGTTTACCAAGTATATGACCATTCGAGTGTCATTCACGGGGTTATGTCTCATACAAATTTAATTGACACGTACAAATCTGAAAAAAAATTTAGTGATTCTGTGCTGCAATATATAAGGATGCAATGAGAGTTTCAGTTGTTTATTTAATGTTAACTACCCTTACTACATCCTCAGCGGATGTGGCGAGGGTTAAATTAACAAAAATAAATAGCTTAATAGAAGCCATTATCCACGTAGAAAGTCGGGGCGATAGTATGGCATACAATTCTAAAGAAGAGGCCGTAGGAGTGTTGCAAATACGCCCTATAATGGTAAGAGAAGTTAACAGACTCTCAGGCTTTAATAAATATACATTAAAAGACCGCTGGAGCGTTAGCAAGTCAAAAGAAATGTTTAACATTGTAAGACTAAATACAACGGACGCCACAAATGAAAAGGTTGCAAGACGTTGGAACGGGGGCGGCAATGGTCACAATAAAAAAAGCACTTTAAAATACTGGATAAAAGTAAATAAAAAATTAATTGAAATATAGCACTAAATTTAACCGCGACTACAATTGGTATTTATCCGTTTCTCACATATTTTCATTTGATGGCAGCAAAGACTATTTCAATAAAAAAGGAATAGACATTGTACAATTTGATAAGAATGGCAAAACGGCAAAAGAATGCTTTTATTTGTACGATTCAAGCGGAATTATTAACCCCACTTGCGAGCCTGATGAGTTAGCCACCTTATTAAAAACAAAAGGATCCGTTAATTTGCACATAAAAATGTATGCAGAAGATAGGGCCCGGGGCTATTTGCCGAAACGTGAATTTGACAAAATATGTAGCGAATACAATTTGCCGGATTGGTTTATTGATGCAGTGCAAAATCAGAAAAAAAAATATAAAGCACAGATACAATGGATATGAATTACGAATGAGTAAACCACAGAAGCCAATAATTTAAGGGGCTTATAAATTTTTTATTCGGGGGTGGGGGCAGCTGCGAATAAACTAAAACCCCTTGCAGAAATGTAAGGGGGTTTTTATTTAGTTAAATTATTTACATTTATTTTAGTTTTATTTCACCCATTTTTGCGATAGTGAAATTTTTGGGTATTGAGATTAAACGAATTAACCCTTTTTTAGCAGAAAAGAAGGGGTTTTTTAACGCAAACTTTGGCGGCATTGTAGGCCGTACACCAGTAACGGAAACTACGGCAATGGGCTTATCCGCTTATTGGGCTGGTGTTCGTAGAATATCGGAGTCAGTTGCCATGCTTCCGATTGATGTTTTTAAAAAAACAAACGGGAATCGTGAAACGGTTAGCCATCCAGTGGAGTATCTTTTGAATGCAGAAGCAAACTTTGAAAGTATATCTTTTGATTTCACACAAATACTGATTACTTCTGCAATTAATCACGGTAATGGGTTGGCAATCATTGAGCGTGATAGCTTCGGCAATCCTACGGCGTTGACCAACGTGAGCCGTGAGATATGTGAGCCGCTGAAATATGATGACGAGATATTCTGGAAAGTAGAAACAAAACTAGCATCTAATAAAACAGAAACTTTACTTGTAGCAGACAGAGATATTATAAACCTACGTGGTTTTGGCGTCAATCCCGTAATTGGTCTTTCTGCGATCCAGATACACAAGCAAAATCTAGGGCTTTCCTTAGCTGCACAAGATTATGGAGCTGATTTTTACAATAAAGGTACAAGGATAGACGGGTATATAGAGTATGCGGGGACTTTAAAACCTGAAACAAAGGAAGCAATAAGCCAGCAATGGAGCTCTAACTATGGCCCAAATGGCACACGCGGCACAGCCATACTTGATGCAGGGTCTAAGTATCACCGTATAGGCTTACCACCCGCAGACGCCGAATTTATAGCAACACGAAAATTTCAGAAAAATGAGATTGCCACAATTTTGGGCATTCCTTCATTTATGATTAACGAAATGGAAGGGTCTACATATTCCAATGTGGAGCAAATGGGAATAGAGTTTGTGACTTATGGCATAGGCTCTTGGATGGAGAAGATTGAGCAGGAGTATAGAAGAAAATTATTAAAAGAAAACGAAAAAAGAACTTTCTACTTCAAGCACAATGTTGACAGACTTTTACGCACAGATGTAAAAACAAAAGGCGAGTATTACAGATTGATGACGGACATAGGGGCGTACACTATCAATGATGTACTGGAGTTAGAAGACAGGAATAGTATAGAAGGCGGGGATGAACGGTATGTTCAAATAAATAGAATACCAATATCGGACATAAAAAATTATTATAAAAAAGAAAATGAACAAAATAGATAGGTTAGTTGAGTGCCGCGGCATTGACGTAGAAAACAGAACGGCTCAGTTCGTGATTTCAACTGAGTCAGTTGACAGACATGGCACGGTGTTTAAGTTAGCTGGTTGGGAGTTAGACAACTACAATAGGAATCCAATTGTTGGATACAATCACGTAGTAAGTGGCGACAATCCAGATACAATCATTGGCACTTCACGAGTGTTCCAAGATGGCGATGCTTTGATTGGTGAAGTAACATTTGAGAGAGAAGGGAACAATCCATTAGCGGATAAAGTATTTAACAAAATGAATGATGGTATTTTAAAGATGGCATCCGTTGGGGCAATTCCACATGAGTATAGATATGGCTATGCAAAAGAAGGAGAGGATCCAGATACGCTATACTTTACACGCCAGGAGTTAATAGAATGGTCCGTTGTGTCAGCGGGGTCAAATCGTGATGCTTTCAAACGTAGCACAGACCAAGTTGACGAGATTAAAAAAACGCTTGAAAAAATACCCGTTACTATGGGAGCAAAAACAAAAACGGATTTAAGAAACTTTGCCAAAGTTAAAATAGTTACAAAGTATCTGTAGATTATATAACAATATTTGCAATAATAAAAATTAATAAAAATGAGAAACAGTAAAACAATAAGAGAAGAAATAGGCGTTGCAAAAGCAACTCTTGATACTCTTGAAACATTAGTAACTTCTGAGGATAGAGATTTCACAGGAGATGAAAAGGTGTCATTTGATAGCACAATGGTTGACTTGACTAGATTAGTTGAGGAGTTGCCAAAAGTAGAAAAGCAAGAAGAAATAAGAATGAAAAGTGCAAATTTAGGCGGTAGCCCAATAGTTACAGAGACTAAAGAAGAGAAGAAGATAATCAAAGATTTCTCTTTTGGTAAAGCAGTAAGAGCGGCGTTTGGCGGCAAACTTGAAGGAGTTGAAGCTGAAATGGCACAAGAAGGTGAAAGAGAAATGGCCGCAATTGGTCGTTCTTCAAACGGTGTAGTAATACCATCAATCATATTAAACAGAGCGGTAATCACTGAAAACGGAACAACTGGAGTTGAGTCTCAGTCTTTTGTAGATGCGGTATATGCTAACACTATTTTAAATGATTTAGGTGTAACACGTGTAAGTTCTACAACTGACCAACGTATACCAATATTAGGAGCGGTGACAACTCAGTGGGAAACAGAAGTATCTGACGCAGTAGACGGCGGTTCAGCAATGAGCAAGAAAGACCTTGCACCCAAGAGACTTGCATCATATGTTGATTTCAGTAAGCAAGCGGCAATGCAAGCAAACGAGTCAATCGAAGGGGCTTTGAGAAACTCAATAGCTCAGGCAGTAGGAGCGAAAGTTGAATATGCTTTATTTACTGACGATTCAGCAAACGGGGCGTATGCCTATTTAGGAGATAACAAAACAGCCGTAACAAATGCAAACATTACAAGCCTTATGTTAGCACTTATTGAGGAGGTACAATCTAACAACCACAACAGAGGTAACTTAGGTTTTGCAATATCAAACGATTTGTTTACACAAATATACACAGCAGCACAAGTATCTGGTGTGAATCCATTAATCATAAACGAAATGATAATGGGAATAACTGCTAAATTCAGCAATCAAATTGCAGACATAACAAATCCAGCGGTTTATTATGGTGATTGGAGTAAGGTTCAAATCGCACAGTTTGGTGGTATAGAAATCCTTATGGATCCTTACACCCAAGCAATCAAAGGAACAAACAGACTTATTCTTAATTCCTATTGGGATGCAGCACTTGTACAAGATGCAGCTATCAGCGTAGGAACTTTCGGGTAATTTTAATTTAGTTTTATATATCATAAGGGGTGGGGTTATCCCATCCCTTTTTTTTGAGCAATGATAAAAAATAAAAAAATAACAACCTACACGCCAGAGGCAAGCTGGGCTTTGACATTAGAAGAAGCCAAAAGACATTTAAACATCTTAGATAGTTCGTTTGATGCTTTGATAAGTGATTATATTGCTTCTGCACACGTAATGCTATACAATGAAGCGGCTATTCTTGTGAAGGGTGCTGTTACCGGGTATATGGATATGTGGCAAGATTTCAGGGTTGACGTTGCACCCGTTGACACTGTGGCTATTTATTACTATGACAGTGCAAACTCTAGGACGTTGCTAGATCCATCTAAATACATTTGGAATAATGGTCTATATTCTTATATTGAAATGCTAAACAACGCTCCATCTTTAAATGATAGAGATTGGCCAATAGAAATTGAGATTGCAACGTTAGAAAATAACGACGCAATGGTAAAGCAAGCACTTAGAATGATGGTTGCGGATATGTATGAAATGCGACAAAATGAAATCATTGGCAACGTTAAGCAATTAAGCAGAGGCACACAATATCAGATTTCATTAATTAGTCAACGTACTGAGATATGATGAACATTGGCAGATTAGACAGAAAGATAGTAATAGAAAATCAAACTTTTTCAAACAATTCAATAGGTGAATATACGTCAAGTTGGTCTACCTTTCACACGGCCTTCTCCTCAGTAACCAAGGTAAGCGGAAGCGAAAGCGTACAAGCTGATCAGATAACGGCCACCAATAAGGTGCGATTTAAAATCCGTTTTTTTGATGGAATAAACGAAGCAATGCGAGTGCTATATAATGGCAATTATTACGATATTGTAGAAGTGCAAGAATTAGACCGTGAGGGTCTGTTTTTAACGGCAATAAAGAAATTATGACGACGGGAGTATTTGAAATCGGAGGCATACAAGAAGTTGCTAGGGAAATAAGATCACTTTCAAGTGATAAAATGAAGCGTAAGGAGATACTCAAGATTTTGAGAAGACAAGCAGAGCCAATACTGATGGCGATGAAACTAAACGCCCCCGAATCTGACAATGTTATTATTGTTAGGAATAAAGTATATTACCCGGGCGATTTAAAAAAATCAATTGCAATAAAAACATCACCTTCAAGGAGCTACCCGAACGTTTTAGTAGGCCCTAGGTATGGCAACGGTGCTAAAAAGTACGATGGTTTTTATGCTTGGTGGATAGAATATGGAACGGGTACTCACGAAGCAGACCCAACGGGCGGTAAAAACTTTGTGCAAAAAACGTGGAGTCAAACGGGGGTTTCTACACACACAGAAGCAAGTTCTAAACTAAAAAAATATATTGATAAAAAAGCAAAAACATTAAATTTATGAAAATACAATTAACAGAAAATTACGCCGTGGCATTAAAAGTGTTGCCACAGGGCACACAATTAAGAGTTTCAAATAACCTAGGGAAAGAGTTGATTGATTTAGGTGTTGCAAAAGATTTCGATGGATATACCAAAGAAGAAGAAGTGGAGCACATTTTAGAGATAGCAGCAAAAAATGAGACGACGCCAATAGTTAAAAAAATTACAAAAAGAAAAAATAAAATCAATTAAGTTTGCATTAATAAAAATAATAAAACATGGCAAGTACAGGAATTCTTAACGGAACATTAGCAAAAATACAAGTGGGCGGGGTAACCGTTGCACATTTAACATCAAATAGTCTAACATTAGACCACTCTACGCGTGACGCTTCTACAAAAGACTCAGCAGGTTGGAAAGAAAGTCTAGAGGGGCAAATGGCGTTCAGCGGGTCGGCTGAGGGTTTTTTCGCTGAAGATGCGTCTTATGGCTATGAAGACTTATATGGCCAATTTATACTAAGAAGCAAGGTGGTTGTAACATGGACTACTGATGTAGTTGGAGATCAAGAATATAGCGGGAATTGCTACATTACCTCACTTGAAAGAACGGACGGGCTTGAGGAATCAAGTACCTTCTCTGTATCATTAGAAGGAACTGGAGCTGTAACCAAAGCAGCGATTACTTAGTATCGTTAAAAGCTAACAAATTAAAGGGTAGGTATGGTGCCTACCCTTTTTTTATATATATAAAAATTATGATTAAAATTAAAAACAAAGAGTACAAATTTAAGTTCGGATTTAAAGCAATATTGTTGTTTGAAAAAGAAAGCGGTCAAAGTATTTCTGACCTAGGAGAAAATATCAAAATGGCTACCATTGTAGAGATAGCTTATGCTGGACTACAGGCGGCTGGGGAGAAAGTAACAAAGGACTTTATCATTGACGCAATTGATGAAGACATGGGGTTATTAACAGCGTTTACGGAGGCAATGTCAGCGGACATGGCGGCTATGAACACTTTAAAATCAGAAGCAAAAAAGTAGAACAACCATTGATTAATTGGATCAGGGGTTTTGTTTTAGGTGCATTAAAACAGAGCCCACTATCCTTAGATAGTTATTCAATGGTTGACATCTTAGACGCTTACTATGGCCATAAGATGGACCAACAAGTAGGAGAAAGAGTGCACTGGGAAACTGCAAGATTTGTTTCATTTGTATCGTTAAAAGCGGCTGGAAACAAAAGAATGAAAAGCCCTACTGATTTAATAAAATTTGAATGGGAAAACATTAGCACTCCCAAAGGGTCAAAAGGGAATGGATGGAGTAGAGAGGAATTGCAAAAGTTAAAAGAAGTAAAACCAAATTGGTTTAAGTAAAAAATGGCAGCTAAGAGCATCAATATAAGGGCGGGGTTTGATATGAAGGCGTTTAGCACGTCTTCACAGAACTTAACGCGAAGCCTAGAAAACACGGGCAAAAAAATGAAGTCCATAGGCCAGTCAATGTCTATGTATGTAACGGCTCCGATTGTCGGGATGATGGCCTTATCTTTGAAAGCGTTTGACGAGCAAGCCAAATCAATAGCACAAGTCGAAGCTGGTTTAAAGAGTACGGGGAATGCAGTAGGCATCACAAGTCAGCAATTGCAGAAAATGGCAAGCGACTTGCAAAAAACGAGTTTGTTTGGTGATGAAGAGATATTGAAAAACGCAACGGCTCAGCTGCTGACTTTCACTAATATAGCGGGAAGCGAGTTTAAGAGAACACAAGAAGCCGCATTAAATTTAGCTGCAAGATTAGATGGAGACTTAAAAAGTAGCTCCATAATGCTAGGCAAGGCGTTAAATGATCCAGTAGCTAATTTGTCTGCTTTAAGTAGGGCGGGTATACAATTCAGCACAGAGCAGAAGACATTGGTCAAGTCTTTGGTGGAGACCAATAGATTGGCAGATGCTCAAAACTTAATACTGGATGAACTAGAAAAGCAGTATGGCGGTAGTGCTGAAGCTGCTGCCCGTGCTGGTCTTGGGCCGTTTAAACAGCTTCAAATGTCAATAGGGGATTTGAGTGAGGAATTTGGGGCAATAATAGCGGAATACTTGATACCATTTGCTGACAAATTGAAAGGTTTGGCAGAAAGTTTTTCAGAACTCTCGGATGGGACAAAGAAAACAATAGTTGTAATTGCTTTACTTGCGGCTGCAATAGGGCCTTTGATTTTTATGGTTGGGGCATTGTCAACGGCATTTGCTTTTTTGCTTGCAAATCCTATTGTTTTGGCAATTGTGGGTGTCACTTTAGTTATTGGGGGGTTAGCAATTGCCATGTCAGATGCAAGCGATAAAACAGTAGAACTTACTAAGACACAACAATTGCTTGGTAAAACTTCAGAAGAATATCAAAAAAACCTGGATGGCGAGAAAGCAAAGTTAGATAATGTTTTTGCTAAATTAAAACAAACAAACAAAGGCAGTAAAGACAGAAAGAGATTAATTGATGAAATAAATAGTACATACGGGACTACTCTAAAAAACCTAACGGATGAAGACGCTTTCATAAATCAGCTAGATACAAGTTATGCTGATTTAATAAAAAGCATGACTAAAAAAGTCAAGTTGTCATTAAAAGAAGATGTACTAAAAGACCTACTTACTATTGAAAGCGAGCTAACAAGTGCAATTGAAAATATAGGCAAGTCAATTGAAAATATACCCAGAAATAATTTTGGGGCAATAATTGGTGATATAAACGCACCTGCAGCTGCTGAGACAGAAAAGAACAACAAAAAACATTTCGACACCTTATTAGAACAACAAAAAAAGTTCACAAAAGAATTGGCCGAAAACAAAGCGGAGCAGTCAAAAATATTTCAAGGAGACTTTCTAAAAGACTTAACACCAACACCGACAAAAACCATAACTGCTAATATAAAAGAAACCATTGAATCTTCTTTGGATGGCATGGTAGTTCCTATGCCTACACTAGATTTTAGTAAACTAAACATAGGCAATCCAAATGACTTGGTGAAATTTAAACCAATAGAGATTGATGTAAAAATGAATAAAGACGGCTTTGATCAAGCTGTTGAAAGTATTGGTAATTTTGCAACAACGGCACAAATAAAGGCCCTAAAAATAGGAGAAGAAATGGGTGCGGCCCTTTCAAATGGTTTGCAAGATTTAGCAACTGAGGGGCTTGTATCGTTTGGCAAGTTTCTTGGGGATGTGATGTCTGGCGGGGATATGACCATTGAGGACTTTGGGCTGGGGTTGCTTGATTCCATAGGTAAGTTTATGGGCCAATTTGGTGAGGCAATGATAGCAATGGGTATCGCTGAGGCACTATTGCAAACCTCAATTGCAACAATGAACCCCGCAGCCGCAATCATTGGAGGTGTTGCGTTGGTGGCTGCGGGTGCTGCCATATCTTCTTTAAGTAAAAAAGGAATAGATACTGGCTCAACATCCCCTGCTCCTGCACCGCCTCCACCATTTTTGGGCGGGGGTGGGTCTGAAGGATTTATGAACTCTATGGATATTCGAATAAGTGGTAGAGATTTGATTTTAGTACAAGAAAGGGAAAGAGCATTTACAAGATAAAAAATGAACAAGTATTTTGAAAGCACACTAATTTCATCAGATGGTAAAACGTATAGAGTTGACTTATACGGTGAAAGTTACATAGGGTTAAATGCTGCAATCATTGGAGGGTCGGGTAGTGTGTTTTATTTGGCTGGAGATTGGACGGACTATATAGAAGCAAACCAACCCATTATTATAGTAGGAGTCACAGAAGAATCTGATAATGTAAGTAGTTTTACGTACAGTTCAGGAGCTAACAGAACAGAAATAACAGTATACACCGAAACATATACTACACAAACATCTATAAAAAATGACGTTACGGATCTCGCAAGTTTTGTACCGATATTCAATCCAAAGATAATTGATATTTCAACGGAGTGGCAAGACGTAGAAGAGTATATAGTATCTCCTTTGATGCCTTCTGAAACTGCAATTAACTATGCCAATGTACAGGAAAGTAGAACGGGAGTTAATACAGCGTTTTTTGATAGGTTTTTAGAAGGTTATCTTCAATCAGACGATGACGAATTAAAAGTGGCGGTTTACTTAATAGACGGTACGGCCACTCTAGAATGGGCTGGAAATTTAGTAGTTGACCTCATAGAATGGAATAATGAAAGTAGCCCGCGTGAATATACATTTAAAGCAATAGACGGAATTAACAGACTCAAAAATATATATTACGAAGGCAATCTGAATGTTTTATCGTTGCGGAAAGTAATCGATGTAATAAAGGATGTTTTAAACCTTAATGGATTAACATATTTTTGGAGTAACACAGACGGGTATATTGCCGAAGCAATAGAATATGAAAGCCCAAGCGTGACTAGTGTAGCTATAACTGACAGCATATTAGACTATACTTATATTCCCGAAAACCTACTAATACCCAAAAATGTAGACAATAGCGAAGTTAAATTTATGACTGCCTACGATGTTTTGTATGGGATTTTAGAGTTGTTCAGTTGTAAAATGACCCATACAGATGGGAGGTACTGGATTACTCAGGTAAGAAATTACGACGGCAGCACTTTTGTGTACAGGCTCTTTAATAAATTAAACAATTCATATACCGCAACATCAAAAGTTCATTTAATAACGAACTTAAGAGTTCAGGGGGGCGGCAAGTTTACTTATTTTTATGGAATAAATAGGGTGTCAATTGAGACGGAAAACTCTTCAATGACAAACGTGGGCGGTATTTCTAATAATTGGGACTTAAAAACGATGAACTCAGGCACAGAGATTCTAGTTGATACTTATGGTAATATAACGAACCCCGCAACTTTGACCTATAATGTAGGTAAAGTGTTAAGCGGCAATAGGTTAACCATAGATTTTATATACAGCATTTTAGCTTTGAGTTCTGTAGGATTGAGGAGCACCACGAATTTAACCGTAAGGTTGTACATAACAGATGGCAATAAGTTTTTAAAGGGTAAGCCATCTACGTTGGAATATTGGGGTGAGGATTTAATCACAACTGATAGGTTTTGGACAAAAACAATACCCAGCGGCAGGTATACACCAACTGATAAAACAATGAGATTTACCACGCCAAATTTACCATTTGATTTAGATAATGCTATTGTTACTCTTGAATTCTTTTCAAACATAAACGGCTCTACACCTTTAGTATACACAAAAACTCATAACATAAGGAGTTTAAGGGTATTATCTCCAGTTGATGGGGGCGGGTTGACTGAGACAATTTATTGTGAAAATTCAAATATTAAATTTACAAAGAATTTAGAACTTGGCAATTTGATAATAAACGAAGGAGATGCACTTATAAATTCCAACACATTAAGCGTGCACACTAACTACAATACTGGCGGGGCTGCAATAATTGATGCGGTGAAAAACTGGGATGGTGATTTTGATTTCATTGGTACACTATCCTCTCTCAGAGTAACAGAAGCAATGAGTCTTCAGTATCGGCCTATTGAGAGGTATTTAGGGGGCTTCGTAGGCGATTACTCGCCTATTGAATCCATAAACTACAATAACAAAACATTTGTTTGCAAACGAGTTGTAAAAGGTTACGGGATGGACGAATGCGATGGCGATTGGTTTGAGTCTACAAACGCTCGACCAGGTATCGGATTTGGAAAGGGCAACGGGGGGCCGGGAGGGGATGTACCCATAGGTGGGGGTACGGAGTATGCTTTCAATGTTTACATTGGCAATAAAGATGGCGTGGGTATTCTTGATGAAACCATAGTTGTTTTGGCAACCACTTCAATAGTCGTTAACCTTGCCGACGATGTAAAAATTGGCGATAAACTTAATATATTAAATTATGAAACAAAAGAAGTATTAGGAGAAGTAGTTGTGACAGCAGATGCAACGGCGGGAGATGCGGTTACCGTGTCTATACAAAGCTATACTCCATCCTCAGAAATCCCAGCTGGGTTTGAGGTAGTAAACGCATTTAAGAAACTAAGTACCTCGGAAGTTTATAGATTCCAAACTTTGCAGCACGACGGCAATATGGGAGTTCCTACCATATTGGCTCCAATGCTATCAAATGAAATAAGGTATGTTGGCGGGGATATATATTTAGAAAATGATAGCGATGTTTATAAATTTACTGGTACGGTTTATATTCCTGAATAATGCCAACAATGCCAAAGCGGGTACACTCCATTAAAGAGTACGGACCACGCAAAGAAAAAACTAACTGGCTGAAAAACCAAGAAGATTTAAAATTCTACAACACTCAGGCGTGGCGGAAATTGTCAATTGCTTACAAAATGAGTAACCCCGTTTGTGAGGTGGACAAATGTACACAACCGTCTTATTACACGGATCATATAAAGCCCGTGTCTGAGGGTGGGGATAAATGGGACACGAATAATTTTCAAGCACTTTGCAAAAGTTGCAACGCATCTAAAACTGCAAAACAAAGTAAAATAAATTACACATAATAATTTTGTATATTGTTTTTATTTGCACAAATGATTGGTGATGCAATATATTCTTTGATTAATGTACCCGCGGTTACATCTTTAGTGGCTCAAATAAACTACGGAATTTCGGCACAACAAGACTTATTCCCGCGTGTAATTATTACTGAAAGCGGAACGCCAGAGAATTACAAAGACGGGTATAGTATTATAAACCACGATGTTGAGATAAATATATACGCATCAAAAGGCAAAGATGGCAACGGTGGATTTTTAGAAGCGTCAAACATATCCGATGCAATTGAAACGATTTTATACCGGTACAAAGGCATTGTCAACGGCAAAGAAGTGAAGCAAACATTGCTTACCAACACAGAGATTTTATTTGATAACACTAGCCAATGTGCAAGGGTTATCATGGAGTATAGTATAAGAGAAAACAAAACATAAAAACAAAATGGCAATAACATTAGAAAACTTAGTAGGAATGAAAGGCGGGGTGTACACGGATGGAACCGTGACGGCCACTTCATCGGATAATTACCAATTTTTGGTAGTAAATGAGGATGCTGTATTCACGACACTCACAGATCAAGAAGACACTAACCTTATAACTTCCTGGGGGATCAGCGGGAAAATAATAACCAAGGGCATGATAATAAGCCCAAAAGGTAAAACGGCATTTAAAAGTGTTGTAATGGCGAGTGGTAGCGTTTTATTAATCAGAGGATAATGTACGGGTTCGGCTTTGGATTTGGCTTTAAAAGCTACGGGGCGGGCGTAGGCAAAGCACTTGCAGCCGCCTACGAAACACGAGTAATAGCAGACGGGG